GTCAGACCTTTTGACATAATTCGAGGCTTCATTGCCATGCTAGATTGTGGATTGAAATCTCCATTTAGATCTGCCAAACATGGAGTAAATGCAAACGAATCCAGAATAAACAACATTTTATTTTGATTAGAGCCGAGTAGTTCTTCTATTGTCTCAAGAACAAACTCAATTGAAGTTGCTTGTGCATAAATGATATTTGCAACATCGCAACCAGCCTTTGCTAAAAAGTCAGAATCAAGTGAAGATTCTGAATCAAAATAAACAACGTCAAAACCTTGCTTCTGTGCATTAGCCGCAATTTGTGCAGCAAGGTATGATTTACCAGATGCTTCTAGACCAGCTAATTCTGTGATGCGACCAGCAGGAATGCCTGCTTTTTTACCACGGCAAATGATACTATCTAATACATGGGAACCAGTACTAATCCATTCTGTAACATCTGATGGATTATCTTGCGTTAAGTCAAACGCGACGTTCGCGCCTGCTTTTTTATTAATCATCTCGCGCAACTGCGAGATGCCTATACGACCTTTCTCTTCTTTTTGTTTTTGACCTCTAGCCATAATACTCCTTAATGAACAAAGCCTATACCAAATTTTGTTTTAGTATAGGCTTTGCTTTAACAAATGTCAATAGTTTTATTTCAACAAATCGTCAAATGCGTCATCGACTGCCGACTTGCTTGAAGTGCCAGCGTATTTGACCTCGCCTTCATCGTCTGCGCTGCTGCCATCGTCACCAGACAGGAAACGATCCAGCGCTTGCGAAACTTGCTCTGGCGTTTTACGCTCAAATAGATTTGCAAAATCTACGCTTACCGAAAGTAGCTCATCACGCTGCTTTTTATCCGCAACAATCGGGGAACTACGACGGCGTGGAGTTACTGTAGTTGTTGGGAACATGGCACCGGGGGCTTTTCCATAAGTTAGGACAAGATCGATACCCTCCTCTGCGTCCGAAATATCGCCGTAATCTGGATTGATTACAAGCTGAAGTAGTGTCTCATAAACTTTTTTGCTATATGAGAATAGCTGAACGCCTTTATCCTCTTCGCCACGAACTAGAATAGGCGACACAAAGCGTTGTTTTGACACAAGTTTGCGAGCGTTTGCTTTATCTTCCTCGCTGCCTTTGTAAAGGGTCGAGACAAACTCACAAACCTTGCACTCGTCACCAAAATTCTTCTTGGGGCATAGGAAGCCATTCTCTCCACCAACATTATAGTGAAAGTGGAACTCCTTAAATGGATCTCCGTCTGGTGTCGGAACGACACGAATCACACTCTCTCCATCGGGGGTCTTCCAAAACTTAGTTGAAGATCCACCACCCTTTGTGTGAAGAGCGTTTAGTTTTTGTTTCATTTTACTAATATCAATACCCATTTTATTTTTCTCCTTGGTTATAGGGCAGGCTGTCTATCTCTGCCCCGCTGATGTGTAGTATAGTATCAAAGTTGATCACGGTTGTCAATCCTGAATAAAATGTGTGAAGCAGATGTTGAAAACGTAGTCAGAATCTGTGCTTGAAACAATTTTGTATGTTGCATTGACATTATCTTTTGATGCCTTCTTAATCTGATTCGAAATCTTTTCGAGGACGTTTTTATCTTGTGTGGTCTTTTTAGAAAGACAATAAAGCAAATATTTTTCTGTTATGTTTTGTATTGGAAAGAAATAGCTTTCCTTCTCTTCATCAAAATTGTAGTTACCGAATGTGCATATTCTACTCACCTCCTTTGTTTCTGTCAAGTTCTCTCTTATTGTTGACTCTTCATCAAGAATATAATTGATGAAGTTAAATGTAAAAACTATTGCTTGATTAATTTTCTCAAAATAATCTTCAAGAGAGATATCGGATATAGAGTTCGCAATTGTTTTATTGTCAAGCAGGTATATTTTTCTGAATAGCCCTGCTCTCGTTGACTCCTGCAAAACTTTATAAACAACTTTTTCTTTTAAGATTTGTTCTTTATTTAATAAATCTAGATCTGGTCTTACATAAATAAGGTCTATTTGATTGTCTCTAATCTGTTCTAAAATTCGTAAAATACTTCCAGAGGTATTACCAGAACCTGCTGTGATAAAAATAATTTCTTTATTTTTAATCGATTTTAGCTTTGCAAATTCAGGGGTGTTTTCCTCTGACTCTTCCATAGTTTTTAACTTTGGCAAAAGCAAATCAGCCAAACGAGTATCAATTGTAATACACTCTGAATCCGTTTCCTTTGCTAAGGCTGTTGCAAGTTTGCTTCCAGCCCCGCCATGACCGATAAAAATCATTTTATCTTCCTCATATCGCCAAAGTTCTTGCCAATAGACACATTTGTTTTAAATGTTCCAAGTTCCGTATTTGAGAATGTATTTTGAATCTGTTCAAGTAAATCACGGTCTTCTTTTGCAAGATCAATAACAAGAGAGTCGTGAATCATAAATGCAACTTTGCTCTTTCTGCCCTCAAGCAGCTTATCAATTTCTATAACACGACGAAGAAACATATCTGAAGCAGTACTTTGAATGATATAATTTAGTGCATGTTGTTCATCGCACTCAATTGATCTATTATAATAATTAGTTATTTTGCCGTTTTTATAGTATTTTTGCTTCGTTTTTTCTTTATTATAATACTTATTCGCCTGTTCATTTACCTTTGTATCATAAAGCCATGAAAAGATTTTTTGTTTTGCATCTTTACGAGAAATCTTGCCATCAAAGATATTTTCAATATTCCAATCATGCAAGTCGCTATCTGGTTGTTCATGTTCATTAAGCGCCAATAAAACGCGCAGTTCACAAGCGTTATAGTCAAGTTCCAAGAAGGCGTCATTGCTTGGAGACAACAGAAAACGGCAGTCCTTACTCATGGTAAGGATTGGGAAACTATTCTTCTCTGTTGTAAGACGACCAGTTACAGCACCAAACATGTTATAGCGGATAAACGGATCGCTTTTACGAAAGCATTTTTGCTTGTTGATATTAACTTTTAGATCATATTCCTCTGCTACGTTTAGCTTTTGGCTTGCGATTTTGTTAACAACATGATCAAGTTCTTTAAGAAATTCATAATTGCTTGGCTTGCTTACGCTCTGTAGGATGTTTTCACATGCCCTAGAATAAGCAGACACATATTTACGCATAAAAGATTCTGGAATGAAATCAACAAACAGATTTTTATCTTCGTGCGTTGTTGAATATGCTTTTAGCAGGGACTTAAGTTTTTTATTAAGTTCATCTAGCTCTGAGCTTGCTGGATGTTTGCCAGCAAGATACAACTTTATTCCATCAAAGTCGTTGTTATTTAGTTGTTTAATTTTGTTGTGAATTGTTTTTATAAAAATGCTCATGACGGCTTGTTGATGAATTTGGAATAAATATACAACAGAGCCTTCTTCTTGTCAAGGTCTTTTTGATACATCGCTGTCATGTCGTTGATAAATTTGCCCATTTGTATTAAATCATATTTAATCTTATTTTCATAATTTAACATTCTAAAATATAATTTGAGAAAAAACAATTCATCAAATTTTAAAAACTCTTCTAAAGTTCCCGGGGGATCTGACCTCACAACTATTTTTGTAAGCGTTTCTTCACGCCTTTCACAAAAATAAGGTTCACTATATTCTGGTCTATAGCCATAAAAATCTATATAACAGTTATATAAAAACTCTTTTTGTACTTCATAATCAACAAATAATAAAATATCAAAATAAGTATCCAGAATAAATTTTGTAGTTATTTTGTCCTTTGGATATTTTTTTGATATAATCGATTTTATATTTGGGTGTGCAATATTGGCTGTTAATTGCCAAGGGATATTTTGATCTATATAAAATCCATATTGTTCTGCTAATTTTCTTAATACTAAAAAGTTTTTATCTAAAATAAAATCAACCTTCTCTTGATCATTGTTAAGAGGTAGATTTACTAGAGATATTGTAAGACCGCTAATATTCCTTATTGAATTAATATTATAATATTTCATGTGTGTTAAAATCGGAGTTTTAAACAAAGAAACATTTTTTGCATAACTATATGAATAATCTTTTATGTTTGTTGTCTCTTTGTTCAGATCTGTTCTTGTAGGAATATATTCATTAAAAAATATTTTATTTTCTTGAACTACTTCGCTAAAGTTTAAACCAATCTGCGACATAAATGGGCTGCTTAAGGCATTTGATAAAATTGTCTTTTTAGTTATCTGCCCTGTCTTAATCAAAGCAAAATATCTTTCTACTAATTGTCTATAGGCTATTACAACAAAATCTAAAGCGGTAATATCATATTCTTCATCAATAAGCACTTTATCAGCTTTTGGTAAAATTTCCAAGTTTTTTTCATTCTTGATTCCATAGAATCTTTTATTGCTTTCATTAAAATCTATAAAGTTTATATATTGATTATATGGAATCAAGAAATTTTTATATTCTTTCTTTTCTTTATTTATATATAAAATTTTTCTTTCATTACCAATGCCGAACATATGACGTTTCCTTATTATGTGCCGTAGCTTTCAAATTTAGCAACAATATTTGTTGTAAAATCATTTCCACTAAAATCATGATTTACTTTAGTTATTAAATAATAACCACCAAGAGTATATTGTCTAGCAACAGAATTAGGTTGATTTGATTTGCCGAATCCTAACAAGCTAGTATCAACATATATTATTTGACCCGGTTTAAAATAGTGGAATCCAATACAAGATATATTAACATCATATCTTGCGATAACATTAAATTTGTCATTTATTGGCTTGCCATCATGACTGCCAGCAGCATTCAAAACTTGTGCAGCAAATCTTTTTTCATTATTTATTGGTTGAAATTTTATATCTTTTAGTATGCCAGTAGTTGCACCGACATAAAAATGAAATATACCGCTTGGCATGTTTTCGGTTGGTGTACAATTTTTCGATACATAGCTTGACTGACAATAAATAAATAAATATTTATATAGTTCTACATTATAATCTTTTAAAACAAATGCTTGCCCCGGTGTACCAAATTGACTTACAGCTTCTGACGGAGTTATTTTTAATTTGCCGCCGTTTATATCAGAAACTGGCAAATCGGTATATGATAATTCCACTGTTCTGTCTGCGTAAGTTTTCTTAAGAGAATATTCCTCTCCTCCTGTAAATTTTTTAAATTTTTCATACCAAGTGCCCATTTGATAAAAAGAATCTAAGACACAATCATTTAAAAAATCTTTGAGAAATTGATCAAATGGATATACCTTCATTTCTGTATTTACAACTTTTTTCATATACCAAGTTGTAAATGTATTATAAGCAATTGGTATATTTGCTAGATCAAAAGTATATTTTTTATCATTCTTAAATACATCAACTGTTCCTAAAATTACTTTATTGGTTTCCATTGGAGAAAAATCATTCTGCCCGTCAGACATGTTTGAATACATATTTTCAGTTAAAACAGAGATTAAATCTCCCAAAAAGAAATAAGTAAAAGTTATTTCGCCATATGGAATATTATTTGTGGTTGGACCAATCCCCGCTGCGGCATTTGCAAGATTTTGCCCACTTACTTTATAAACTTGCGTAAATTGTTCAATAAATCTGGTTTGAGCGTCTGTTAGTTTATCAATACCTAATTTATTTGTTCGACCAAGTTTTTGGAATCTTTGTATAAGATTTTTTGGAACTCCCCAGTCATATTGACCCAACGGAACATCTTTTGATTCTGGGTTTCTTGCTGCCACAACTTGATATGGCACAATAAAACGAGGCTTGAGTATAACTCTTTGACCAGAGGTAAAAGATAAAGTACCATTACAAACGCCCATTCTACAAAACATTCTTTTCATAATAGATGTATATTTTATTTGATCTATTTGTGCATTTGCTTCTTTTATTCTATTTTCTAAAGATTCCTTTCTTAAGAAATAAGTATTTGAATCTAAATCTCCGTTTGCTATTTTGTCATTAGCTTGTCGCGCCACTTCATCACTCACGGCAGCTTTAGCGCCATCTCCTAATCCAAGGCTGGCATAACCTTCTGCTAATTTTGTTGCTGTTGCTCTTGCTGCTGCCGTACTTTCTTGTGTGGCGCTTACTTCCGCTTCAATTTTTTGAATTTGTTCTTGTTTTTGTTTTTTTACTGCATCATCAGTAGAACTTCCTGCTTCGTTTGCTAATTGATTTTTTTGTGCCTCAAGTGCTTGTTTTTTATCTGTCCAAGATTTTTCAAGAGCTTCTAATTCTTTATTGGCATTGTTTATTGTATTTTGAAAATCTTGTATATCTTGCTGAAATGTATATTTGTGGACAAGAACATCAGCGTCTAAAGAATTGGTTGTTGTTTCAGCGCCGCCCTTCAAATCAAGATTTAATGTAACGCTTCCGTCCATATTAAATCCAAGGCTATAACGCACAACATTTAATACCAATCCAAGATTTTCTTCATATAAATTGTTTATTCTTTGAGTTCCATCAGATGTTAAAGGTCTTGCCCACCCAACTGATAAAACATAAACAACTTCATTTGTTCCGCCTTCATCAGATGCAGGCGAAGATAATAAATTTTTATATTGTGGGTTGTTTATAAGCGTTGAAGCATTTTGAAAATATAAAGATAAATTAACGGCATAAGTGTAGTATGCGCCAGAATTGCTATGAACATCAATTTTTAAAGAAGTAATACCACAAGTATTTCCTCTATCTTCTAATGTTTGTACTAAGCTGTTTTTATTATAATATGAATCAAATATGAAATTATAGGCTCCACCATATAATAATTTTCCTTTTTTAAATGGGACTCTTTGTAATTTAATATAAGATATGAGAGAAGCCAGATCTTTGTTGTTTACTTGCAACAAGTCAAGATCATATTTTTTAGAAATAAACAAGTTCATCAATTCGCTGGTTGATAAATTTGTTTTTTCTTTTGTGGTATCTATAGAATAAATACTATATTCAGGAGGGCTTCCTTGAGCCTCTGGAGGTAAAAGACCATCAACGCCGTTTTTAAATAACGTGTCATATAGCATATATTGTGTTATTTCATTTACATCAAACTTATTAAAATCAAATATGCCAAATTGACCTTTTAAATATGCCGTTTGTGCTACATCAGCCATTGTTTTATCCTAGAAAATCTAATATTAAAAATAAAGGTAAGGGAATTTCGATACTCTCGCCAATACTAACATGTTGTTCTGTTGGTTTTTCATTATAATGAGCAATAATCCACCAATAAGTTGAATCTTGATAATATTTAAAAGCAAGCTTTTCATACGAATCGCCTTGTTTCCAAATATGAGAAACTATTTGTAGATTTGTTATCTCATTGACAGTTGGATATTTTAATGTGGCAGATTCATATTGCTTAAAATTTCTAACTCCTTTATCAAACATTTTTTGATAATACAAAAAATTGTCATTTGTTATAATTTTGCGATTTAAAAATCTACTTGCCATTTATATTTTGTTCCTTATATTTATACTACTTCGCCCAATACTTCATTAACTGCTTGAGCGCGCGAATCAACAGGATTCGATCCTCCCTCTCGGTATACCGCCGCCTGTTCTTCTGCTTCTTGTGTTTGCCCAATATTATAAGGAAAATTAACAGTTGAAAATGTTATTCTGTTCCACCCAAGCGGCTTTGTATGCAATACGGTAAATGAAAGAGATAATTTATATTCTTTAGGATAAATTCTAACTGAGTTATTTGTGCCTACGACCGTAAAATATCCAGATTCGTTTACTGGTGAAAAATCTATTGATGAAAAATGCCCATATAAATAATTGCCAGCAAACTGAATTAAATTATGAAATTTTAATTTACATATTGGCGCGGAAGCTATTCCGCTTGCTTGACCTTGTACGTGATAAGAAGGATATTGAAATTTTGCAAGTTCGTTAATATTTTCAAGATTAACGATGGCGTGGTTTTCTGATTTTGCAGGAACTGCAAAAGACAATGAAATTGTTCTTGAAGTATTTTGATAGTTGACTATGCTGTCCATTCTACCATATACTGGAGTTGATTTAAAGTTTGGCTTAAAAGAATCTCCTAGAGAAATTAAAAATGCATCAAAATTAACTTCTCGACCACTTGGAACATGCTGTATGTCTATTGAAAATTGTTCTGTAAATGGAGTTAGTGCATAATTTGCCATAATTAATTACCTCTATTTATTAGCCAATGTTTATTGGCGATTTGCCAATAAATGGATTATTTGTATCGCTTTCCCTTATGCTCTTGCTAAGTTCTCTGCCATCAACGACAAGTTTTGGTTGAACTGGGTTTTCTAATACTTTTTGCAACATGGCTCTCATTGAAGAAAATTCTTTTGCTAACTCATTTAACGCACCACCTTCTTTTGATGCCGTAATTGTATCAGCAGAACTTGTTTTTAATGCTCTTCCAGAGGGCGTCATAATCATTGAACCACCGGGAGCAACAGCATCCTCAACATCTTCAGTTTCAATTGTTACTTGCCCACCTACACCTTTATTGCCGCCTACTGCGCTTGTAACTTCGCCAGCAGCACCCGCACCTTCGCCACCTTCGCCAAATTTTGAAGATATCAAAAGCGCTGCACCACCAGCCACAGCCGCACTAATTCCCAATGCTGCCCAACCGGCAGGACCACCGAATGCTAATTCAACAGCTTTTGCAATTGCTGATCTAATTGTTGCCACCCGCATTAATTGGATTACTCCAATAACTGTTCTTATTGCGCCAGCCAAGGCAACAAAGCCTCCAACAGCAGTTATTGCTGCAAGCGCAGGAATCAAAGATTTCGCGGTAGAAACCATATTTGCCATAAAATTTGCCGCTTTAGCCATAAAACGAACCATCTTTTCAAGAGATTCTATGGTTTTTTGATCTCCAAATGCAGCAGCAAACGCACTCTGAATTTTCATAAAAATATCTTGTGTCTTTGCAGCTAGAGCATTTAAATCTTCTTGTTTTTTTGTTGCTGCTTCTTGGTCTTTAACATATTTTTGAATACCTTCAGAGCCTTTTCCGACAGCTTTTAGTTGATCTTCTGTCATTCCAAGAGTGCTTGCAAAATATTTTTTTTCTGCTCTGCTCAACTTTTCCACTTCAATGCCAGCTTTTTGAAAAGCTCCTTGGATTAAAGTGAGCGTTTCTAGCGTCCCGCCTTCTAATGATGCCTGCATTAATTCCATAGAGCCGATAAATGGTCCTCCGAACGCAGCATTTAATTCACCAGCAGCTTCGGCTGCTTTATCAAATGTGTCATATCGATCCATTAGATCAAATAATTCTTTAGTTTCCATACCAAGAAACTTGGCTGCCGATGCAGTTTCTTTAAAAACAGAAACTGCTTTGTCACCAAAACCAGCCAATTTTGGAGCCATTGTAGTAAAATCTTCTAGACCTTTTGTGCCTTGACCAAGTTTTAAAGAAAATTCAGCTAATTTTGCAGATGATTCTGCTGCTTGTGTTGCAGTTTGCCCAAACACTTTCATAAAATTATTCATTGATGTGGCGGCAGTTCTGCCATCAACTCCAAGTTGTGATAATCTTATTTGAGTATTTGCAAGGCTTTCTTGAGTTTTCTTTGAATAACTTGGGAATTGAGCGATAACTTGATTTAAATTACCAAATGCATCACGCAGTTCTTTTTCAGCAACACCAGTGCCCAACATTCTTTGGCGCATACTTTCTATTGAATTTTCATATTGTTCCAAGAAGCCAAACTTTTTAAAAGCTTCTGCTGGACCTTTCAAAACATCTGTAACAAGCTCTCTAAGACCTTTTATTCTCGTTCCAAGAATGGGAAAATTAAAACCATCTAATAAAGCCTTGCCAATCTTATCAGCAGCTTGAGCAAGACCAGAGAATATTGATCCCATAGATACGGCTTGCTTCATAAAACCTGTAAAGAATTGCCCTACTTCGTCTGCCGACTTTCCTTTAAATTGATCAAAAAAGCTTTGCGAAACGCCAAACATTTTTTTTGCTGCATCTTCGCCATCTTTATATGATTTTTTAAGAGATTCTCCAACTTGTTGGATTTTTTTAACTTGATCTTCAAAGGCTTTTATTTTATCTTGCTCGGATTTTAAAGCCTGTTTCGATGTTTCATAATCTTTAATTTTGGCTTCAAGATTACTTTGTGCTAATACTATTTTTTGTTGATCATTATTATTTATGGCTTCTTCAAGTTCTTTTTTAGCCTTGGTATATTCTAACTCTTTTGCTTTAACATCTGCAAGTTCTTTTGTTGTAGAAAAATTGGCTTTTACTATGTCTTGTATTTTTTGCTCTAATTCCAATTCTGCATTCAATAAAGCCATCTCTTTTTCACGCAAAGTTGCGAGTTCTTTTGCAGCCTTTATTTGACTCTCATATTGCTCTGTAATTTTTATCGCCTCTTGTTCTAAAGCCATAATTACTATTCCTTATACATACTAAAGATAAATAGTGACTATTGGGAATTTTGAGCTTTTTCCTGTGCTTCTGCTTCTTTTTTCTTTTCGTCTACAAGGCGATTATAATACCAATTTCTAATGGTGACTGGAAGGTTATAGAGTTCAAAAAAGCTCCAGCCACCATAGTATTTCATTTGAAATATCTGTTCGTAAACAGATTGGATGTATCTATCACTCAGGCCAAAAAAAGCCAACGGTTAGAGGCACCTCTACCTCTTGGGATTCGCCGCAGTGAATACAGTTAAATTCTTGTCGATTATTAACTGAAGGTGTTACATTGTTATACATTCTACGCAAAAACTTGGCATCAAAGGCTGGCATTGAATCAATAAACTTATTAATATAAGATTTATCTGATTCATAATTAATTGACACAACGTACTGCTTTACTTGATCTGTTAATGATGAATCGGGCAAGTTTTGTTTTTTCTTCGTCTCAGCCAAATGAGTCAATCTTTTTTCATCGGCACCATTTAATAATTTAAATTCAACATTGGCTTTTGTCTTTGGTAATTCTAGTGAGAATGTTAAATTCTCAGTTAAAGTCACTTCAGCACTTTCTAGTTTTTCATCTTCTGGAAAGATATTAGTAAAAAGATCAAGATTAAAATTAAATTTGCTATTCTTTGTACAAGATGGGCAAGCTATTTCAGCAGTATATTCTGAACCGTAGCCAGTCATTCTTGCCGCAACAACTAAAGCACTTTTGTCACATAAAAGAATACTATCCAAGTTAACTCTTTTATCCAATAGAACACTTGATAATAATTTATCTATTACAACACCTTTTTGAATGTAGCTTTTGTTTATAAGAATATCTTCGTCCTTGGCTGTCATAAAACGAATTTCAACACTTTCTTTATTATGCCAAGGATGATCTGCGGGGTAGAATAAACCCCTAGATGGTAAATCGACTAATTGTGTTGGGGTTGCTATTTCTACTGGATTATTAACTTTTGTTTCATGACTATTGATAAGTGCCGCAACATCTTCTGCATGTGCAGCACTTAATCTTTCTTTATTCCGCATAAAAACCTCATTTAAATATTATATTATGGCGCTTCAATATATGGATTGCCACCAACTGAATCTGAAATTTGTGCCCAATCATATACCATTGTTACTGAAATTTCAACCATATCTTCGCTGGCGTATGATAATTGACCAAACTCAACGTTTGTAACAAATGCATTATTTAGAACCCATTCTTCTGAAGGGTTGCCTTCTGCATCGATTTGTTGAATTCTGACTTGACCCAAGGCAGTAGTGGCTTTATCACGGGAAATTGTTTCATAATTATTTTTATCAGTTGGATAATTATAACCCGAATTTCTCAACAAGTTCACAAACGACTTTGTTACATCTGGTTGACCGGGATCGGCAAATGTCATTGTAATATCATTCCACTTGATAGTGGTTGGATATTTAAATTCGTGTCCCAAATATTGGTGTCTTGAAACACCAACTACAAAGCTTGGTTTTTTAACTGTTTTTGCAATAAATGGATCAAACTGATTGATATAAACGACAAATCTATATTGGCGCTTTGGATCTAATTTAGGGTCTGACCAAAATGAAGCTGCTGGCATATTCTATTCTCCTATTAATCTTGGAATGACGCACCTGAATTGGTGATTACAAAATCTATTGCGATGAATTCAATGGCTCTTGTTGGCTTCAAGAAGATCTTCGCATACATAATATTTTGGTCAATCAAATCTGGTGTGGTTGTAGTTCTATCAAGAATTACTCTGTAATCATCCAGACCAAATCTTGTTTTAACGCTTGCCATTAGAGGATTGACTTGTCCCAAGAAGGCGTTCCAAGTTACTTCAATATTTGGATTGAAGAGTGATCTTGCAGCGATTCTTGAAACTTCTTTCTTTAGATAAATCATTAATCTTCTAACATTAATTCTGTCTAGAGCAGAACGTGTAACTTGTAGGGTCTTTTGACCAAATACAAC